GCCATAGATACGTTCTCATATCTCAGGCAGAAATCTTCCATTGCCTTAAAGAACGAGCTGCTGGCAACTTTGACCTTTTCATTTTTGTTAAGCCGCCTGAAACTTCTAATATTATCGTCCATTACCCAATGCCAGCTATGGCCGTTTGACTTTGAGTGATCCCACGCAAAATTTCTTACTGGCCCAGCCCCGGTTGATTTTGCCAGCCCATGATTGTCGCAGAGTTCATATTTATCTTTATAAGACATATCCAACTCGACCGCCGTGGTCAATAAATCCATTGATTTAATAGCTTTCCTGTACTCGTCCATTTGGCTTGGCTCGACCACAACATTGTGCTTGATACCCATATAAGTTAGATATTTTGATGTCATCATATGCTCTGACCGGCTTTTGCTGGGAATATATATAGGGAAGTCACCCATATCTTTTTGCCTCTGTATCCATCTTTTCTTGTTCGGGGAACCATATTGAGTTTGTTTGATCTGTATGGCTCTGGCCTATGATGCTAAAGAATTCCGCCACATCGTCATTATTTTCAAAATGTACGATAACGTGTCTGAAGGAAGTTTTATCGCCCTGATCAAATTCAGGCATTCCCTCCCATTCTGCTTCCGCGTCGGTTTTACCTTCCTCGGTAGGCAAAAATAAATTAACAAGAGCGCCTTCATCAAACCCGACCAGGCTCAAATCGAACCCCTCGCTGTCGAGGTCTTTCATTTCCACCGCTAGCAAATCCAAATCCCATTCGGCGTTTTGAGGCAATTGATTATCCGCTAGCACATAAGCTTGCTTCTGAGCATTGCTCCAGCCGGTCGCCGTCATGGTCGGGATTTGTTTGATGCCCAGCTTTCGCGCTGCCATGACGCGGCCATGCCCGGCTATGATCCCACCGTCCTCATCGATCAGCACCGGGGTCGTCCATCCCCACTCTTTGATCGACGCCGCAAGCTGCGCCACCTGATCGTCGGAATGCGTCCTGGCATTCCTCGCATATGGTATCAGCGCGTCGACTTTCCGCCGTTCGATTTTATCCGCAGGCCAATCCATTAAAAACCCCCTCTGCCCGCAGAGTACCCCCAAACCCCTACCCTAAAGGGTAGGGGGGTTTTTAGGGTACACGTTTCTGCGGTTTTTAGCCCCTCGTACCCCAAGTACCCCAGGGGTACCCCAGGGGTTTTTAGGGTAGCTCGCGTAGATTGTTCAAGCATCGCGCGTTGCAACCATAGCTGATCCCCAAATTGAGTCCGTTACGATCCATCCATCCAGATGTTTTTCGATCATATTCGCCATCATCAGCGCCCCGATCAGCTTATTGTCGTAACTCGGATTGGTCATATTCTTGACCGTGCGCTCGGCCATGCCGTCAGCCTCCAGCTTCCTGGTTAACGCCAAACGGGTCAGATATGGCGCACCATCTTGATCCTCCGCACTAGCCGACCACCACGCATTTTCAAACATCTTTTGATGCTTGGCAAGAGGGCTGTCCTTCTTGGCCTTCACAGGCTCCTGTCCGGCCACCAATACCGCGCTGGTCACCTGGTCGTCATCTTCATCCAGCCAGCCTTTAATCGGCACCGATTGCAGTTCGGCGAATACCGGCTCGGCCTCTTCTGAATCCTTGGATTTGCGCTGTATGATTTCAATGGTATCGCCGGGGACCACGCTGATTTCAATATCCAGCGCCCCACGCCATGCGCTTGACCCCCGCGCCCGGTGCTGAGCCTCGGACGATACGCCGGTATGATGCACTAGGATTACGCTGGCGCCGAATTCGTTAATCAACGATGAACAGGCATCGAGCATAGATTTGGTATCTTGCGCCGAATTCTCATCACCATCCAGAAACCTGTGAAGCGTATCGACAACGATAATCTCAGGTGAATTAGGCAACGCGCGCAGCGCGTCCGCCGTTTTCTGGTAACCTTGCGGCGTATTCAAATCCAGACCATGCCGTGAGAGCCACATATCGAGGGCTAGGACGCCCTTATGCTGTTTCCACGCCGCTACCCTACCCCGCAGACCATGATGGCCCTCACCAGCCAGATAAACGACTGTGCCGCTGCGAACCTTATTCCCGAACCATTCCTTAACATCCCCCTTGCTGGCGACTGCCATCACCATATCCAAAACCAGGAAGGTCTTGCCGCCCCCTGACGGGCCATGAACCATGATCAACGCTTGGCTTTGCAGCCATCGTTTGATTTGCCAGCGGATCGGGTCAGGCTGTTCGGAGAAGGCATCAGCCGGAATTAGCCAATCGTCCGCCGGGGGGAACAGCAATCCAGCTAGATCACCGCCCGATTGCCGATAGTCATTGGCATCTCCTTCGGTCGGTGGCGTAACAATCCGGCCACCATGTTGGGCGGATGCCTCGTCTGCTTTATTTCGCCCTACGCCGGAAGCGTCATTATCGGCCACGATTACGATTTCCTGCGCCTGGCCGTGCGTCTCGCGTAACTGGCCGACGATTGCAGGTAGGTTATTGGCCGAATAAGCGATCACGCAAGGCCGACCGGATACCTCATGTATCGTCGCAGCGGTCGCATAGCCCTCGGCCACGAATATCGGGCCGGAGCTGATTTCCCCAAGCGTCCAGCTACAGCTTTTAGTCATGCCACCGGGGTGGTAGCGTTTTTCATCCTCTGAAATATATTGTAACGAAGCGAGAGCACCGTCCACATTGTAAAGCGGCACGATTAGCCGGCCGTCGCCGGTCAGCCGTGCGCCATGAGGGTCGATCCCCTTGCGCTTTAGATATGGGTGATCGGGGCTGGCAGCTATGGCCTCGGTCCAGATCGTGTCCACCGTACCAGCCGCAACTTCGGCCTTGCGCTGCCGTGCCAGATCGCGCTCGGCCTTGGCCTCCGACTGCCGCCGGATGATCGCCATATTCTCGGCGGCGGTCAGCTCGCGCCCAATTTCCGCTTTGAATACGCAATCGATCTGATCGCGCCAGCAGCCGAAGCGTCCGGCGACAGGCTCGTCCGGAAATGCGATGTACCAGCCGGAATCGTCACGCTTGCGGCCTTTGGTCGAGAAACGGTGAAGCTGGCCGTCTAGCGTGAGATTTGGCGGCGGATCGATCCCGGCGGATCGCATGGCATCGGCAAGCTGGATTTCTGGTGGCTCGACATGTTTGGAGGACGGGACAAACGGGCCGCCGAAGATGTCTTTTATATCAGCCATTCAATTCACCTTTGAACCGCTCTAAATACAACACCGCATCCATTAGCTCCTCCTGCAAATTATTTAACCATTCCAGAGCGCCTGCCGGGTTATCGGCCATGCTGACCCCATAGGTCACCATACCCTCGCGGCTTCGCTCATGGAAGCGGTCCGTAACGATCTGCACAATCGGATCAGGCATCAGCCTTTAACTCCCCATCCGAGTATCGTTCGATTTCAAACTGGCGCAACTTGGGCGGCTGCTCTCCCCACCGATATGTAGCATGCGGCCAGATGCCGAGGAAATCGGCCATTTTCTTGCGACTCCCGAAATAGGCGATTGCTTCGTCGGTGGTCATTTTATCACCCTAATGTTAATTTAAGGTTTTACACCATAAGCCAACTGTTATATAAATGTAAATGCAAATCGCAACCGGGATGGCCCGACCGCGATATAAAGGAGACTAATTATTATGAAGCTACTAACAAAAGCAATTGAGAAGAAATTGCGACTCCAGCATAGTGCTACCGAAAGATCGGGCGGCGCGAATCTGTATCACAAGCCGGTTGTGCGATTCTTCGGTGGCTCTTCGTTCACCATGTTGGCGTCTGAAATGGATGATGACGGTAACTTGTTCGGCGTGACCGATATGGGACTTGGATACAAAGAAATAGGGTTCACGAATATAAGGGAACTCCAAGCAATTAAATTCCCGCCGTTCGGATTACCAGTAGAACGTGATCTCCATTGGCGCGCTGAAAAGACACTCGAGGAATATGCTATGGGGGGGGGTGAATTATGATCAATCTGAAATCAACATCGACCGTTAAATCCGGCAGCATTAAAATGCTCGCCTACGGTCAAGCGGGATCGGGCAAGACCAGCCTGATTCCAACCTTGCCGACGGCGGTCATCTTATCGGCGGAAGGCGGGTTGCTTTCCATCGCGCACAAGGAAATCCCATTCCTTGAAATCTCCGATATGGAAGCCTTGCGCGATGCATATAAATGGCTCGCCGAATCGGACGAAGCCAAGCAATTTTCCAGCGTAGCAATCGACAGCATCAGCGAGATCGCAGAGGTCTGCTTGGGGAAAGAAAAGGCAATCGCCAAAGACCCCCGCGCGGCCTACGGTGAAATGCAGACAACGATGGCCGAAATCATACGGTCGTTCCGCGATTTGCCGAAGCATATCCTGATGACGGCGAAACTGGAAAAGGCGCAGGATGAAATGGGCCGGATGCTTTACTCGCCATCCATGCCGGGGAATAAAACCGGGCAATCGCTGCCATATTATTTCGATATCGTCGCCGCCCTGCGAGTCGAGAAAGACGCGGAAGGCGTGACGCAAAGGGCAATGATGCTGGAGTCCGACGGCCTATGGCAAGCCAAAGACCGGTCGGGAAAGTTAGCAGTTTGGGAAGCGCCTGACCTCGGTGAAATCATTAAAAAGATTGGAAAATAAGATGATTGACGATCTGGCTCAAAATTGGCTTGACGCCAAAGAAGCGGAGGCCGTCGCGGTCGCTCGCCGCCGCGAGCTTGAAGATAAGCTTGCATCGCTGATCGGTGTTGCTGAAAACATGGAAGGCACCGAAAATGTCAAAACAGACGGCGGGTACAAGATCAAGATCACTGGGCGCATCAACCGCAAGGTCGATGGTAAACGCATCCAGGAGATTGCAGCGGAGGAAGGGCTGGTGGAACATCTATCCAGTCTGTTCCGCTGGAAACCGGAGATTAATATGACGGTGTGGAAAAGCGCCGACAAATCGATCACCGAGCCGCTCTTAGGCGGCATTACCACCCAGCCCGGTCGGGCTTCATTCACCATCATAAAGGAATAGATTATGAGTTTTCTGGAGCAGAGTTTCGATATCAAGGACATGCCGGTTGCTGAGGATCGTGACTTCGCGCCGATCCCGGCGGGCTGGTATGCCGCCGCAATCGCTGGTGCGGAGATCAAGGCAACTAAAGCGGGGACCGGAAATTACATCGCCGTGCGATTTGATGTAATCGGGCCAGAGCATCAGGGCCGCGTTGTTTGGTGCAATCTAAATACGCGGAACCCCAACCCCAAGGCGGAAGAAATTGGTCGCCAACAGCTTGGTGACATCATGCGAGCGATTGGCCTGACCAAGCTGGAAGATACCGACCAGATGCTCGGCGGCAATCTTTTGATCAAAGTCACGGTCAAAGATGATCCGAATTATGGCCTCGGAAACGAGGTCAAGGCGTTCAAAGCAATCGAAGGTTCGACTCCGCCTGTCGTGGCACCCGCTGCGACCGCACCGCCAGCCCCGCCTTGGGCGTCTAAATAAAGGAGAGGCCGGGGGGAAACTCCCGGCCATTTTCTCATGAAAATCCCTGAACCAATTAACTCAATCGCCAACTTAGTCGACGGACACCATGCCGACCAACATGACGATCCAAGACTGCATCTTGGCGGCTCCATGCTGGGCCACCCCTGCGACCGCTGGCTCTGGCTCTCGTTCCGCTGGGCGGTGCGCGAAAAGTTCCCCGGTCGTATTCGGCGGCTGTTTCGGCGGGGCCGGAATGAAGAGGAAATCGTCGTTGCTGATCTTAAAGCAATCGGCTTGGACATTGGCGAAACCGGGGATAGCCAGAGATTCTTGAATCTGGATCAGCATGTCGGCGGATCGGTCGATGGCATCATTGAGTCCGGTGTTCCCGGCGCGATCAAGACGCGGCATATTCTTGAGATAAAAACGCATAACAAGAAATCGTTTGATGACCTTGAAAAGAAAGGCGTTAAGGATAGCAAGCCCATGCACTGGGCGCAGATGCAGATTTACATGCGAGGGACCGAGATCGATCGCGCATTGTACGTTGCGGTCTGCAAAGATGATGACCGACTTTACACCGAGCGGGTGAAATATGACGAGGAAGCTGCCGACAATCTACTGGATCGCGGCCACCGGATTGCGATTACGGAGCGCATCCCCGTGCCAATATCAACCGACGCGAGTTGGTATCAATGCAAATTCTGCGCGGCGCATAGTTTTTGCCACAAACGACAACTAACGCAGGAAGTTAACTGTCGGACTTGCGCCCATGCCACGCCTGAGAGCGATGGCACTTGGTCTTGCGCCAGATGGGAAAGCAAAGACATCCCCGGCGACTTCCAGAAGGTCGGCTGCGATAGCCATGTGCTGCACCCCGATCTGGTGCCGTGGCCGATCAAGGACTCGAACACGCCGCATGAGGCAGTCTACGAAATAAACGGCGCAGACGTTCGCAATGGCGAAGGCGATGCATACGTTTATTCGAGCAAGGAATTGATAGCTAATAATGCTCCGTGATTACCAGCAACGCACCATCGATCAGCTTTATAAGTGGTTCGCGGACGGCAATAAAGGTCATCCATGCATCGAACTGCCAACCGGATCGGGCAAGAGCCATATCGTTGCAGCAATCTGTAAGGATGCGCTGACGCAGTGGCCGGAAACGCGCATCCTTATGATGACGCACGTCAAGGAACTGATCGAACAGAACGCCGAGAAAATGCGCGACCACTGGCCGGATGCGCCGCTAGGCATCTATTCGGCGGGTATGCGACGTCGGGATATTGGCGAGCCGATTACATTTGCCGGTATCCAATCGGTGCGGGATAAAGCAGACCAGATCGGCCATGTTGATCTGGTACTGATCGATGAATGCCATCTTGTCAGCCATAAGCAAGAAGGCGGCTACAGAAAACTGATTATCGACTTGATGCATATTAATCCGTTGATACGGGTAATTGGCCTAACCGCCACGCCATACCGCCTGGGGCATGGCTACATAACCGACGCGCCAGCCCTGTTCGCTGACATCATCAGCCCGGTTAGCATTGAGGAATTGATATTCAAGAAATTCCTCGCACCGCTCCGGTCGAAACTAACCGCATACCAGCTTTCGGTTGACGGCGTACACCGACGTGGCGGTGAATATATCGAGAGCGAATTGCAAGCCGCCATTGATACAGATAAGAACAACATCGCAACGGTCAACGAGGTTATAAGCCTGGCCGGTGATCGCCAGTCGTGGCTGTTTTTCTGCGCTGGCGTTAAACACGCACATAATGTGGCGGATATTCTTAATGCCCGTGATATTCGCGCGGCCTGTATCGTTGGCGATACACCGAAGGCCGAACGTGAACGGATCGTCAACGGTTTCAAGTCTGGCGAAATTACAGCGCTGACCAATGCCAACGTCCTGACAACCGGGTTCGACCATCCCGACCTCGACCTGATTGCCATGCTGCGGCCCACACTATCGACCGGGCTTTATGTGCAAATGGCCGGACGCGGTATGCGGGTTAAATCCCACACCGACCATTGCCTCGTTCTGGACTTTGCCGGGGTGGTGCAAACGCACGGTCCTATTACGGCGGTCAACCCAAAGAAGCCGTCAGGTAAAGGCGAGGGCGAAGCACCGGTCAAAGTCTGCGATGCCTGTAATGAATTGAACCATATATCCGCAAAGGAATGCATTGCATGTGGCAATCCATTCCCTCCGCCCAAAGTGCCAAAGCAAAAACTCCATGATGACGATATTATGGGTCTGGATACGACCGAGATGAACGTGACCGATTGGCAATGGAGGCGGCATGTCAGCCTCGTCAGCGGCAAGGAAATGCTGATGGTCACTTATTACGGCACACTCTCAGACAAGCCTGTAAACGAATATCTGACGGTCATGCACGACGGCTATGCCGGGCAGAAAGCGCGGGTATCACTGGTTAAGATTGCCAGCAACGCGGGTGTTCCCGGCGTTACGCTTGATAATCAGCTAGACGATGTGGCATTTGATTTGAACAAGGCTACGCCGCCCGCATTAATTAAATTCAGGCAGGATGGCAAATTTTACCGCGTCACGGAAAGAAGATGGGAATGAAAACCGAGCACGAAGAGCAACGCGAATTCGTCATGTGGATGCGTCAAACATATCCAGATGCCAGGATATTCGCCATTCCCAACGGTGGGCAACGGAGCCGAACGACCGGCGCGAAGTTGAAGGCAGAGGGCGTCAGCGCCGGGGTGCCGGATTTATACATTCCAGCGTGGCGGTGCTGGGTTGAAATGAAGCGCGAGAAGGGCGGAACGATTTCCGGTCCGCAGAAAGATTGGATTTCCTACCTAGAGAGCATCGGTCATACCGTCATAATCGGCCAAGGCTTTGAAAACGCTAAAGAAAAGATAAAGGGTTTGCACC